CTTACCATTTAAAACTTATCATTTAAACTTACCATTGGGTCCTATGGGTTAATATTATCGGAAACTCTTACCTATCAGCAAAGGGGAGTGAGATTACAAGGTGATGCCAAATTCTGCCAAGAAGTTTCTGGCTGCAGCAGACAATCCAGCTCTTGTCCAGGGAAGCTTAGACACTAATGTCAAAGCATTCTGAACATCTGCTTTTTTTAGAGTCATCCACTGGCTTGCAGGCATGTCTCCATATTGCTGGCGCATGTGCTTTTTGAGGAATTCTGCTTTCATCTGCTTCTGTTGAACTCTGTAAATTCCAATTGCCAACGGGATCATTCTGAAGTCTTCCAAAAACATCTCTGTTCCAGGAAAGAAAGATAGATAGATAAGGTCTCCATGATCCCAAGTGATTCCGAGCGATTCTGCAATCGGGTTCACAATGTTCTTTTGGATCTGCGCAGCAGCAGGCCTGTCTGTGTCAATCAGGTGTTTTATAAATCTGGCTAAGTACCCCGAGATTCTGTGAAGTGTCAGATCATTTGGTTCTAGTTCCATGTTTGCATTCCGGTCATGATGATTATTTCTGACTAAGAATTTTGCTGTACCAAACTTAAGAGTGGCAGAACGGGCCTCAGTATTCTTGAGTTTTTGCTTAGCATCGTAAGCCCTCAAGAAAAAGACACGCATGTTCTCAACCGTAAGGCTAGCAGCATGTTCATTCAAGAAGACAGCGTAAGCCTCACTAGGGATGAAGTTATTTCTCCCTTGTGCGACATTACGCTCTTCGAACTCAAACGTCGGAACTAAGTCTGACATTTTCGCAATAGATTAGTAATGTTTAGTAACTCCAGTAGCTATC